ATTCTGAGGCGACTGCTGATGTGGCTCGTTTGCGTCAGCAGTCGCCTCAGAATCCAGCCCAAACTCGGCAGCGGCCAACTCAGAAGTCGTCACAGCCTCTTCCTCACCGAGAAGCTGCTGCGTCACCGCTGCCTGCCCCTGAAGCCGCTCAGTGATCTCACGACGCTGCACACCAAGATCAGCAAGCCGCTCAGCAGTCTCCCGCTCAAAGCCGCCGCCAAGCGTTCCCATCGCCGCAGACGACAACCCGGCAGCTTCCAACTGCAACCGCTGCTCGATCACGTTCACGCCACGCTCAGGGTCCAAGAAGTACGCCGTAAGCTCACCGTCGTTCTCCACACCGATCCCGTACAGATCCCGCAACTGGGTCTTCAGGTTCGGGTCGATCGACTGGACTGCTGCTGCCGCCATCGACACACGCTGCGTCATCTCGGCCTGCGAGATGTCGTTGCCGATGAACGCTGCAAGGTCGTCGGGCGAGTCGTAGAACCCCTCAGGGATCCCAGCAGCCATCATGGTTTGCCGGTAGCTGCGCTCGAGACTGATGTATTCGGCAGGAGAAATTGCAGACAGCCCTGCCTCTCGCCGCATTTCCATGCCTTTAAACCGCTCTTGGAACGATTCCGATTCCCGCAGACGCAACACCACAGCCTCAGTCGATGAACCTTCGATCAGCATGTTGTAGGCGTCGCCGGTCAGGTCTTCCAGGCCGTACTGTCGGAGCGTGTCTCGGATGATCTCAACGGCGTCGCGTGCATCCTGCTCTTCCTGGGCAGAGATCGCGATCTCGTCCTCGGTCACGTCCATCGGGGGAATGTCACTCATCAGGCCACCTGCCCAAACGTCTTGCCGATTGAGAACGCCAACGCCCTCGCAGAATCCTTACCCTGCGACGACTGCTGCCACTCATCCAACCCACGCACATACTTACGCACCTCACCCAACGTCATCGGACGAGCCTCACCAGTCCCCGTATCAGGAATGTACTGGATCACATCACCAAACTCTTCGTACAGGTCAACGTTCGGACGGTCCAGCATCCGTTCGATCTCGTACTTGTACGGAGCGAAATACTGCTCAGGCGTGATCCCAGCGTTCAACGCGTTCTGCAACTGCGGGAACTTGTTCGCAGCCATCTCACGGAAGTACTGCTCGACACCCTCGGTCGTCTTCGTGCCGACATAAATGTCCTGAGCAAACTGGGCAGCGTCAGCCTCGTTAATCGGCGTAAAGTACCGCTTCGACATCGCCACAATCTCATCACGCGCCGCAGCAAAGCTCGACGCAGTCACCTCGGCAGCGTTGAACGATTCCTCAGCGGTCAACAGGCCACGGATGTACTCGGCGTCGTTCTCTTCGCCCATACGGGTGATCTGCTCAGCCAGGTCACGGGCACGACCGCTGTCCAACTGGAACCCGAGGAACTGTGCTTCTTCACGCAGCAGATCCAGCACCGGTTCGAGGTACTCGGTCTTCTGCGGTTCCGACATGTCTGCGGTGAGCACGTCGTACTCGCGCATCTTCGCGTCGGTCTTCTGCCACCACTCGGTGTTCTCGAGCAGCCCGAGGACACGGGTCGGTGCCGTGATGCCTTGGTCAACGATGACATCAAGGATGTTCTTGACGGACGCTGCGTTGGGGTCGTCGGCTGCGACTACCTGGCCGTCTGCGGTGAGGCCGACTTGCAGGTCGCTGCGATGCTTCTGAAGGAAGAACGAGAACCCGCCGAACTGCTCTGCCAGCAAGAGCTCTACTTCTGCCTGGTTAGCGTCGCGGATCTGTGCAGCCGACAGACGGGTAACACCGCTGCCGCCGCCGCCGCCGCCGGTTGTAACGACGCCGTCAGCACCGGGAACAGGGGCGTCATCAGGAGCCGGACGAAGATCGCCAGGACCGTAATACCCGGGACCAGTCAACTCCGTAGGTATCGTGCGGCCGTACATCGCCTGTTCGAATCTTGCACGCTGCTCATCGGCAGACGCCATCACAGGCTGCTCGTCTTCAGCAACATCAACAGTCGCTTCAGTTACTCGCCTAACCGCTTCGGGAGAAAACGTCGTAGAAGCACGCGCCACGTTCATGATCGACTCGTAAGCCGAACGCACCTCGCTCGGGACTGTGCGCGCAATAAAGTTGTCGATGCCTTCCTCAAACACATTGAGATGTTCATCTGGCGTGGCAGCTACCGCTTCACGCACCGAAGGCGAAATGCGGACAGCCGTCTCGTTCAGCGGGTCAACAACAGACTCCGCTTCCAACATCTTGACTGCGGTCGGGTTCGCCGATCGCGTGTTCGCAGTCCGTTCCGCTTCGAGATCCTGAAGGGGCTGCGCCGCCACTTCCGGCAACTCAACAAGAATCCGGTCACGCAAATCGCGCGTATCAGATTCCAGCAGGTACTCAATCGTCGGACGACCCGACAATGCATCCTTGGTATCGCTCAAGTCGTCTTCGTAATTCCGAAGCAAACTCAGCGTTTCATCAAAGATCCCTCTGACCTCAGGCGACCGTTGAATCAGAAGTTCTACACCAGCGCGACGGGTTTGCCGGTTGCCGAAGAAATCAAGATCCCCGGCGAGAATGTCAAAAACGACATCAACAGCATCATCCCTAGTAACAGCCATTATCGTCCCCGAATCCCCAACGCCTGCATCAACACACCAGCAGCACTAGCGTAATCCATCGCCCTCGCCTCCTCAGGAGCCTGCTCACGCGCAAACGCCTCCGCACGGGCACCCACATTGATCCCAGTCGCACCCGACGCCTGCAACCCATGAATCATCTTCACGAACGCCTGCTGCTCCTCAGCAGTCGCCATACGGCCAGTCACCGACGCAGTGCTCTTCTTCGCAGCGTCCATCAACGCAACCGGATCAATGTAGTTAATGACACGGCCACCGCCCGAACGAGCCTCAGCCTTCTTCTCAGCCATCAACGCTTGCAGCTCTTCAGGTGACCGGTCAGAGTTCCGCATCAACACGTCGAGGAAGTCGGTGCCGAACCCGAACTCTGCCTGGGCTGCGGCTTCCCTAATGGCTGTGTTGACGCCTGATGTCAAAGCGCCAGGTCGGAACTGGTCGTTTTTATCGAAGTATGAGTCGTAGTCGCCAATGCCGACAGTCATCAGGTCGATGGCGAGTAGCGCCATGTCTTCTTGGTCGAACCCGGTGAAGTCAAGGTCTGTCGAGTAGATCGGTTCTGGCTCTTCGCCGCGAATATATGCACTCGGCGCAACTCGGCCACCAGTAGCCTCAACCGCAGTCAGCGTTGGAACAGGGTCGCCGTAGCCGATTACCGTGCCAGCCTGACCCCCGCCAACAAACCCTTGGCTGTAATTCGCAAACTCTTGCTCAATGCTCATAGCAGTCCCTCAAAAGCGTCGTCCTGCACAAACGATTCCCGATCAAGCCTATCGCGTTCAAAAAAGCGGTCGTAGATAGGCGAGAACTGCGGACGCATCCCCAACTCTTCCTTCTTCGCTTCCCAGAACGTCTGCAAATCCTCATTCGAACCTGCACCGATGTCGTCCGAACCGCCGGCAGCGTCACGCGCCTGCAACTGCCGCTGCACAAACATCCGCAACTCGAAATACTCGATCAGATGAACGCTCGACGGGCGCTGCATGATCTGCGGGTCTTGCAGGCCAGCAGCGAACCCTTCCACGACAGCCTTCGTGCGCCGTGCCGAACGCGTCAAGTCACGTTCCTGTTCGGCCCACTGCGGATACTTCAACGCCAGCTCGGCCTTCTTCTGCTCTTGGAACAGACGCACCGGAGCGAGATGGTCCGAGTTGATGTGACCTGACAAGCCAGCAGCAATCGCCTCGTCCTGCTTCGACCGCACAAAGTCACGCAACTCGGTGTACTCACGCCAACCCAAATCGGCCTGCGTATCACCAATCGCCTCAAGCGGCGTCTTGCGTTCACGCCGGGTCTGGTCGCTGCCAGGAGACAACTCCATGTTCTGCTGACGGCGATACACCGCCTGCGAGAACACCATCTGCTCATCCGTCGCACCGACACTGCCAGTGATCCACGCACCAACCTCAGGATGCGCCTGCACCAGATCCTGATGCCGCATGTAGTTCTCTTCTGCGTCAATTGACGCAGCTACGCCATCGTTGAGCTTGGTCATGCGGGCCGTCAACGCAAAGAAGTCCTCGCCGTACTTATCGAGGAACATGTCGTTGCCGATCAGCGTGCCGTGTTCCCGCTGAAGCTTGCGGGCTTCCTGCACCAACGGTTCGTACGGCGACAGCAACGTGGTCGAGGACGGCGAGAACAGACCGGCGGCGGCACGGAAGATGAAGAAGTCTTTGGCACGGTCGTTCGCGAGTTCGATCGCAGCCTGCACCTCAAGGTCGTTGTTCCAATCGAGCGGTTCGCCAGCAGCAGACCGCTCAACAACGATGTCTTGGAACATGCGCTGCACAAGCCGCTCCTTGCTTTGCGACTGGGTGCCGTAATCGACAAGAGCTTTGGTCCACGTCGGCAAGTTGCCAACAAACGCACGTTCCAAGAACCCGCCCTCGGGATGTCCGAACGGGAACATAAACCCGAACGTCTCCTCAAGGGTCGGGTCGGCCAGGATCGCTTCACGAACCGGGATCGTGATAAGCGGACCGAACCCTGGGACCGGGGCCTGCACAACCGTGTTCAGACCGTCCTTCGAGAACCGGACCGTAGCGTTCTGGTCACGCAACGGTTCAGGGATCAGCAGGTTCCGCATCGCTGGCGACATCGCTTCGAAGATCGTGGTTTCGTTGCCGTCTTCATCGAACGCAGGACCGAACGGTCGGAACGCCAGATAGGTGCCGGTGACGTTGCCTTCGGCGTCTTCGGTCGTGATCTCGCTGATACCGAGCGTTTCGGCTTCCCACGGCTTCTTGTAGATACGGATCGCGTTGCCGACAAACGTCGGGTTCTGCACCGACAGGCCAGCCCAACGACCGATCACCTCTTGCCACGCGTTGAAGAACGGCATCGCGTTGCCGACCATCTCGCTGATACGAGTGTTCTCAGCCAAGTCGTACATCAACTCACGCACTTCCAACAACGCTGCTTCTCGAGCCTGCTGCTCGATCTCGTTGATGTTGCGCTGCGACAACCGCACCGTGCCGTCTTGATCGGCCATGAGTTCGATGCGGCGGCGAAGCTCACGTTCGTACTTGACTCGAAACATCGGGTTACGGGCCAGTTCGTCGGTCGGGAGCGTGCCGAACATTTTGAACAGGCTTTCGGCATATTCTGCTGCACGTCCGGTGACAGCTCGACGGGTAGAGCTTGAGTGTGACAGCGGTTCGGGGCTGGTTGCCTTAGCGAAGTTCGGGTAGCCGGCGTCACGCGTTTCTTGAATGCGTTCCGTCAGCGACTTCTTCGGGTCAAACCCTGCCGTGCGCGCCTTCAACGTGTTCGTTACATCGCTCCACGGAACGATCTCGCCCGCACGGGCACGATCACGCAACTTGCCGAACTGGCCCGACGGCAACACCTCTTCGTACTCGTCAATGATCCGACCAGCCATCTCTGCGATGCCGCCCTCTGGGATGCTGCCCGTCGGCGTGTTGCTCAAGCTACGCAGCAACGGCTCGTCGTTCTCCAACAGTTCCGTCAACTTCTGCTTACGCACCACAACGTCATCGTTCGACCACACCACTTGGTAGAACCTCTGGTCGATGTCGCGTGACGTGTACTGGTTCATCATGCGTTCCCACTGCTTGGAGATGTCGCCATCCTCCAACGCATCGAACACACGCCAATCAACGTCTTGGAACCGTTCCACCTGGCGTTGCGCGTCGGCACGGGCACCCGAGTACACCGCCGACTGCGACCGAGAAGCCGACACGTTCGCACGAATCTGCTCCTGATACCGAGGGTCGTCACCAAACGCGTTACGGAACGTCACGCCACCAATGTGAACACCGCCAACACCAGCCTGCTGCATCAACTCCTCAGCAGCATCAAACGCGTTACGGACATCGCTAGCGCCATCGATCTCACGCTGCACCAGCTCCTCGATGTACGAGGCGTCGTCCTGCAACTTGCGGATCGCAGCAAGATCGCCACCGTCAGCGTCGGTGATCTGACGCAGCATCAACTCGGCTTCGTTACGCAACGCACCCGCATAGTTCAACGCAGCCTTACGCTCCAACGCCTGGTTGATCCGGCGGCGTTTGCCGGCGTACGCAGCGAACCCGTACACGGCACCCAACACAGGGTTACCCATAAACACGCCGACACCGCTGCCCTTCGCCGCAGCGTTCAAACCCAACCGGCGCAGGTTCGACCGGCGACCAGCTTGGTTGCGGTACGCCAACACCTTCTCACGAACCAACTGCTTCACAGCATCGTTCAACCCGTCAGGGCCAGCAGCCTCCAACAGATCAAGCAGCGACGGGTCGCCCTCAGCACGCAGCCGCATCCGTTGCTGGATCAGTTCGGTACGACGAGCGCCCTCAGCAGCAGGCATGTCAGTCACACGTCCGTACTGCTCCAACTGCTCATCCAACTGACGCGTGATGTCATCGATCTGATCGGCAGCGGTGCGTTGACCGGCACGTTCCCGCAACACACGGGTCAACTGTTCAATGTCGGTCGCTTCATCAATGCCAGCCAGGTTGTGCAGCGCGAACGCTCGACGCATCTCAGGGAACGCCGTGACGAGGTTGCCCAACGTCGTCAACGCACCCATGTCAGCCATCGCACGCAACTGCTCATCAATGCCGACACGCATCGGCCAGGCAGGACGCAGCAACATGCCGGAACGCCACGCCTGCTGCGGACTGTCCAGCACCGGCCGCAACCGAGTCATCGAGCCTCGAGCCACGTCACCGACCGTCACCGCAATCTTCTGTGCGCCTCGGCCTGCACGGGCCTGCGCCATTTCGATCTGGCGTTGCACGATGTCGTAGCGGGGCTGCACCATCGAGGCTTTGACCTGCGACGGCGAGTACCGGTGATGCAGAATATAGGTGTCGTCGGTTTCGCCTTGTCGACGGACTGTGATCGAAAAGTCAGCGCCGTCCTCGGTCACACCAACCGTACGAGCCTTCTCGCTCTCGTTCATCCAAGCGAGCTGCTGTTCGTCGTACGCGTCGGTCAACGCACGTTTCGTCTTATCAATGCCTTCAATGCCAGAATCGGCCAGTAGGTCATCAAGCCTGCCGTTGAAGGTGCGGACAGTGTTCTCGTACAGCCTCGACATGCCAGCAACATCGTTCTGCATCTTCAACGCCTGGAACGACGACACCAGCCGACCAGCTTCCTGAGCGTCAACGATCTGTGCGCCGTTGATGTTGATGCGTTCAGCCTGCGTGATGACCCGTTCAAACTGGCGAACAACCCCTGCGTCATTAAAGAAGATGACCGACTGTGGGACGCGTTCGGTCAGGACTCGGATAGCGCGCCCGAACGGGCCACCCAACGCACCGCCGACCGTGTGCGGGTTAGCGAACTCGCTGACGACATACTTGCCGCCTTGCTGCTCCAACACCTCAGAGTGCCGACGCAACATGCTGTCAAGCCGGCTACCCCACGGCGTGTTCGCCATGCCGAGGACGCTGCCGTACGCGTCTTTGCTCATCCCGGCAATGCTCTCAAGCGCAGCGAGCGTTTCGTCAACGTGTTCCGCAGCGTGCGACGCAAACGTTGTCGCTTTCTGCGTGCCCACATAACGGTTCAAGCCGCTATCAAAATCAAGAGCGATCTGTTGTGACTTGAACAGGGCTTCTCGGAACTGCGACATCACAGCCCAGTCCGTCTTCTCAGCCAACTCACGGAACTTGGCTACACCTACAGCGTCGCCGCCCTTAGGGTCACGCAACGCCTTCTGGATCTCTGCCCAGTTATCGCCCTGCATGATCTCACGAAGCTGCTTTGCTTCATCAGCGACCTCTTTAAGAACGCTCGTGTCGCCGAGCAACGCACGCATCGTCCGCTCACGGGCAGTAGCCGTCTCAGCGTTCACGAACAAACGAATCGCGTCATCGCCCATCCGCTTGCTGGCCTTGCCAGTCACCTGCTTAAACGCGTTGAACCGGTCATCGACGCTGTCAAGCTTCGCCATGACCGACTCGATGCGGCCGTAATCCTTGGTCTTGGTGAATTGTTTGGCACGCTGCGCTGTGTGCGACTGGATGATCCGCTCACGGTTCCGAAGCTGCTGCTCGGTCTTCGTCAGGAACCCACGCTGCTTGCCGAGGATCTCAACAGGCCGGAAACCAGTGCGACCGCCGTACACCCTCGTAATGTCCTTCGGGCGACCGATCAGCGCACCACGGCGACCAGCTTGGGCAGGGCCAAACACGGCAGCGCCTCGAGCGGCCTTAAACAACGTGCCGCCAATAATCGTCACCGGGTCAATGAACTCCTGCACGAAGTCGGCGGTGCCGGAGATCAGGTTGAACAGCGGGTCGTCTTGGATCGCGTTGTATTCGTCCTCATCGAACGGGTCGATCCGGTACAGGTTCGCTGCGAACGACTGCCCGAACGTGCGAGCATCGTTGATTTCCCACGCACGCGAATACGTTTCCAGATCAAACAGGTTCTGGATGCCGTTCACTGACGTTGCGTTAACGACCGTAAACAGGGTGCCGAGTGGCCGGTCAACAATCTCCTGCACCGCCCAGTCCCACGCACCAAACACCGGATCGATCACGTTGCCAGACACGTTGCGGACCGGTTCGGGGATAGCGCCGAAGACTGCGCCGCCGATGCCCTCGGGGCCGAACAAGCCGCCCATCGTCTGCCCAAGAATCTCTTCTTGGAACGAGTTCAGAACTTGACCGAGCGCTTCCGTCGGACCCTCAGTAAACAACGTCTCAGTCGCCTGGAACCCGTCAGCAATAAAGTCAACAGGACCGGTGATGACATCCGTCGCACCGTTATACAACTTGTCGAAGAACCCCATCAGGCTTCCTCAAACGACGAAGGAACCCCTCGATCCGCAAAGTCGGCAGGGTTACCGACAAACGAACGCAGCCGGCGTGCCGTGTTGCGTAGATGCGGAGACGCATACGGGTTCGACGCCATCTCCTCCAACATCGGCAAATACGCAGCGACCTTCGCCCGCTGCTCATCCGACCGCATCGGCTTCGCCTGCTCCGGCGTAGCCGCCGCCATCACCGACTCGTTCGGACGTTCCGACCGACGCGCAAACGGTGCAGCACCAGGCTGCATCCGTGGCGGTTCCATCTGCGGCAACGGCACCGCCGCCTGCGCTTCTTCCTGCGCCTGCGCCTGACCATACTGCTGACCCGTAGCAGTCCGTGTGGCCTGCTGGCCTCTACCTCGACGTGGCATTACAACGCTCCCAACAACGCACGAAGATCAGGAGGCCCAGCCGGGGCACCGCCCCCAGCCTCAGCGCCAGCCCCCGGCTGCGCGATCCCGGGCTGGGCCTCAGGGGCACCAGGCTCGACCTGTTCGGCCTGACGCTCTTGCGCTTCCCGCTGCACCTTCGTGACAGCTTCAGCAAGATCAGCCTGATCGTTCTTCACCAACTCCATAATGCGAGCTAGGTCGGACGGCGGCAGAGCGCCCTGTGCGGCCTGCTGCTGCAAACCGGCCAGCAGCGACTGCTCAAGCTGCTCAGCCACCACGGCGTCACGTTCCTTCTCGACATCTTCGACCAGAGGGTCGATCCGCATGAACGCTTCCTTGGACATGGTGCCCATCGCAAGACGTTGACCGCCAGCGATCACAAGGTTGTTGATGTCCGCACCAGCCTGCGAGTACGACACGACGTTGTCGTCGGTCGTGAAGTGCTTGTTCGGGGTGTAGTCAACCTTGCCTTTGACCTTGCCCATACTGACGTAGAACGACCGAGGCTTGTTGCCGGCGTACGCCTTGCACTGAGCAATCGCAATCCGGTTCTCCTCCTCGAGGGCACGGGCAAGCGTCTTCTGCGTCTCTTGCACCGTGAAGTCCACCACAGCAGACAGCACAGCATCGCCACGACGACCCGTACGAATGTTGGAGGTGGATTCGCCGCCGAACTCGGCAGGGATACCAGCGGTCAGGCGCTGGGCACGTTCAAGCCGGTCGATGGCAGGGTTGGTCATGAACCCTGGCTGCATCTGCATGTCTCGCAGCGTGCCGCCACGCACCACACCAACCTCGCCAGTCAGACCGTTAGCGGTGTTGACGATCTTGGGTTGTTCGCCTGCGTTGCCGACCAGCCAAGTGTCAGGGAACACGCCCTTCTGCACAGCCAGCACCTCGAGCGCCATGAGCTTTGCTTGCTGCTGGTACATGCCGAGGATGCCGTCGAACTGGCCTCGGGACTCGTCCAGCGAGATCCGGTTTGACACGACGACGGGGCAGCGGCCGATCAGGTTTGGGACACGCTCCAGCTCCACGATGACGGGGCTGGTGTCGTCGCTGGCGTAACCCTGAGTGTGCGGGTTACGCAACCCGACCAGCACCGTCTCCATATGGTCGACGTACTCGATCATCTCGATCGGTTCGTCCTTCTCATACGGCGAATCCTTCACGCCACCAGCGAACCGCAAAGCGGCTTCGGGGTAGAACGTCTGCATCCAGCCATATGATCGTTCATATCCGAACACGCAGTCGGCAGGAGTCATGTCGTCCACGCCCCGCAGGTTCGACGGGTAGGCGGTCAGCGGGTCACGGGTATGCCACGTCGGCACGCCCTTCTTCGGATCGAACCGCAACTGCGTCACAGTCTGCGAATAACCGATCAGGTGACGGGCACGCTTAGCCAACTGCAAATCAAGCGTCGAGTTCTGCCACCAACCAAACATCGCCTTGCGACGAATCTGCGCGTGCTTGCGCGCCTGCTTCGAGGTGTCGTCGGACGGTGGGCACACAATGTCCGGCAGGACCGACGCGACACGCATCGCAGTCTGGTCGAGGCCCTGGGCGAGCAGGTTAGCGACCGCAGCCGATTCGGTAGTGTCGATCTCGGGTAGCGGCACGACAACGTCGCCGTTGTAATGGTCACGAATGTGACGCATACGCGCCTTAACGCCCGCATGGTTCTGCGAACGGCTGTAGTACAGGTCGACAATCTCTTCAGCAGACTTCATGCGTATGACTCTCCAGTAAGCCAGGACGGACGCCACTGACGCGCGACGTTCTCCATCGATGGAGTGTAAATCTTTTCGAGATTGTGCTCCATGAACCATTGTGCCATAACACAATCGTCCGTTCTAGAACCAGTCCCCTCAGGGTTCCACTTCGTGACCTCGTTTACCAGAAGTAACGAGTGTGGACGTGCGGCAGTCTGCTGCTTCCCCGGCAACCGTACTCGGCCGGCTTTGTACAAGGGGGCCAGCATCTGCACACCGTACTTCGGGTCGCCTTTGTTCCTCGAGTGCGTGTAATGCGGCACAAGCTCCACGCCCCTCGTTGACGCCCACCTGCGGAAGTGGTCGTACTGGAGGATGAACTTCTGCGCTGCGTTCGCTTCAACAATCCAGTACTGGATCGGGTGCCCCATATCGTTCGATATTTGCCACCAGTCCTCTGCGATTCCGGTAAAAGTCTGTTGCTCATGGTTCCAGTCCAAGAATGACGGCGCGTCCATCTTGCGCCTGTAGGACTCCAACAGATACCGGTACTCTGTTTCCTCAACGTATGCCCAGCATTGCAAAGCCCAAAAATTTGACGGGCTTGGGTCAGCAGAAGCGATAACGACAGGGTCAGACGGCAGGTACGGGGGGAGCTGCCACAGGTCACGGTCGGAGTCCCAGCAGCCTACATGATGCACGCCGTCTCGGCCTTCACCGCCCGACACCCACACAGGGTCAACAAGCACAGCAGACGGGTCAGCGTCTTCCTGCTGGTACAGGATCTCGTACCGGTCAGGAGTCTGCGCCTTGATGTGCCGGATCTTCTTCCACGGCAACCGTCGAGGATACAGCAGGCACCCTTCAGGGTACGGCTTCGCGTTCAGGCTGTGGTCGCCTTCGCACTGGTCCTCGTAGTGAACCTTGTACTTCAGGTGATGGTACTTGGATTCTTCGAACGAGTCCGTGGGGGAGGGTGTTTCACAAGGCAAGGAGGAAGCCTGTCCAGAGATCTCCTCTGGCACCATGCCCTCCCCCACTAGGTCAAGGTCATCCTCGTCTAGTGGGGCCTTCTTATCTAGTGCGTACCGGTAGATGTCGTCGGACGACATGCGTTGGCCGTTCAACACTAACAGGCCACCTGGCTCGAGACGGGTTTCTGCTACCTCGTCCCACCAGCGGTACATGTCGGAGCGGGATTCGGAGTTACGCATCTTGCGTGGATCCCACACGTCGTCCCAGATGACGAGGTCAAAACGGCCACCAAGGAAGCCAGAGTCCATGCCAAACGCTGACCAAGTAGGTTCTTTCTGCGAGAGAGGCTGGTCGTCGGGCTGCAAAATGGTGAAGGCTTCGGCTCTCCATATTTCCTTCGCATCAGGTTTGAACGCACCGAAGTCCTGCTGCATGGTGCGTACGGCATCCACAGCGATACCGATCTTCTGGTCGTTCAACTCGGCACGGGCAACGTGTTCTCGTTCAAACTCTGCACGTAGCCGCCGTGTGTACCACTCGGCTAGGCGTTGAGTTGACGATCCGATCATGCCTCGTAGGGCACGGTTGCGGACGGTCGCCCAAGCAGGCAACACTTTCGCAAAAAACGTAGATTTGCCGGAACCGGGGGGTGCGTTGATGACGATGTACTCCTCCTGCGGCGTGTTGAGGAGTTCGTTTACTTTTTCGGTTGCTTCGATTTGCCAGGGTTGGAGAATGATTCCGAAGTAACGGAGCGCAAATGCTTCGATGTTGTCATGTGCTTCTTGTGCGGCCGGGTCGAGCTGGTCATAGGCAGGGATCTTTGAAACGCCGATTCTGTCGACTTGTTCTTTTGCTTGCAGCCACGAACGGGTCGAAGTGCGGCCCGATTCGTTGTCACGCGCCGAGTGGTAGTTCACGCCGGCTTTGATCGCGGATTGGCGCATTGATTCGCCGCCGCGACGAAGCAGCAGGTACTGGACCCACTGCTCCGTTGTTGTGTGCTTGCCAGACGGCATGGCTACTTCTTGGTGGACTTGCCGTTAGCGCCCTGGCGGGCACGGTTACGGCTCGAGTCCTCCGGCACGATCCGGCCGTCCTTCGTGTGTGACATGTCTTTGCCTCGCAAGTTCACGCCACGCTTCTTCGCGGCACGCCGAGCCTTCTTCAGCTCGTTGCGTTTCTTGCGCTGCTCCGGACGGGCATTGACCTTCTTATCGGTTGCTGCCTTCTTGCGTCGAGCCTCAGGATGATCCCGGTAGTACTTGGCCGACGACCGCAGCTGGCTACGAGGTTTCTTCGGCGGGGCCATTACCACTTCACCTTGTTCGCCCAGTACGCAGCAGACATCTTGCCCTTCGCAATGTTCTTCGCATGGCGAGCCTTGAACGACTTACGGCGCGCTTTCTGAGCAGCCGTCTTCGGGTTCTTGCCCGCACCAGACACGCCCTGCTGGCCGAATCGAATCGTCTTGACACGATCACCCTCCTTCGCCACCACGACATGGCTCTTGGTCGGATGGTTCGGCGTCCGTTTCGGCTTGTTGTAACCCGACACGCCGGCACGCTTCAAACGAGGATCAGGTTTCTTCGCCATCAGCGACGCTTCTTCGCAGTCTTCGCAGAACGCTTAAACGCAGCAGCAGTCGGCGCACCCTTCGACCCAGGCTTCCGCATCCGCTCACCAGAACCAGCCTTGATCCGCTTCCGCTTCGCATGAATGTTCGCGTACAAGCCCTTCTGAGCCTTCTTCTTCGCCGGCATCAGCTACTCCCTACAATCGCACAAGTCACAAATACACAAATGAGGATCAGCAACAGCACACGAGCTACTGGCACGACTCACACGACTCCGGATTCTCAAGGTCACACGATCCCTCAATCGGCTCATCAGAACCCTCACCCCAATCCAACTCATCAAACTCACCCTTCCTGTACAACTCGACCAGCTTCTCAGGATTCTGCACACCACACCTACGCAAAGAATCAGCCAACACCATCACACAACCTCCTCAAGTCATCTGCTACACTACACCACGCCAGCACCCCAACCTGGCAAACCGTTGGGGCCACGCCTTGCAAGCGTGAGCGTCGCCCGTCAGAAGGGCCTCCGAGTCGTGCTCGAGAAACGACGGCTCCCCGGGACGGAGCGGGCACGACCAGCCAACACACACCGCAGATCGTTGGCCGGCGATCAACCGAAACTGACGGAGGGACCCAGGGCACGGTCCCAACACCACACAACACACACACCAACAAACCAAAACACCCAACACACCGATATCACATTCCTATGTGGCATGTGCCTCGGCACATGGCCCCATTGGTTGTGGCTCGTTCCTCGCCACTATGACCCCCCCTTCCCCTACCCTACCGGCATTTGTTAGGTGCCCTTAACTCGAGGGATGGAACGCTACAGAACGTCACGAAACAACACCAAACAAAGCCGGCACCGGAACAGACACCACAGAACCGAAAGCGCATAGCAAGACTTGCCGAGCGAGTGAGATGCGGAGAGCTTGCCGAGTGTCTACGCTGCGGAGAGTTTCCCGGCCGAGTGAGTTGCGGAAAGGTTGGCGAGGTTGCGCGTCGAGGTTGCCGGCTGTAGTTGTTCGTTCGTGTGGTGTGTTGCTGTTGTTGTTGCTGCCGCACCTCCGCTGCGCTCCGGTTTGGCGTCGGAGTGAGTGCCGGCGAGGTTGCGCGCCGGGGTTGGGCCACTATCCCGCGTGCGCGTCGCGTGCGTCAGTGTCGCCACTATGGCCGCCGTGTATCGGATCGAGTGCGCCGAGGTTGCCGGCCGTGGAGAGGTTGCCGAGCTTGCCGCCTGGCCCCGGGCGTGTCGCCGGCGAGGATCCCCGGCCGAATGCCTTGCAACGTATTACATGCCCCGGTAGCGTGGTGCGTATGCATACCCAACCCAACAGCGGAGTGAGCGCGCATGACGCGCCCGCGACCGCGCCCACCCATGAGCCGAAATGGTGGCGGGACGCCCAACACGGCCCCTATATCGCCGAATCTCTGTCAAATGGCATGACAGCCCGTGTCGTTCACTACGCGACCCCCCACAGCCAACTAGGCGAGATCCTCCAAACGTTCACAGGTACAACCGCATGGAGCGACGCAGCACGCGCCGCTCAGGATCTCCACCAGAGCGAGCGCGCCAACCTCGCCGCGGATGCCGTCGCCGCACAAAATAGGCCGAACCAGTGACCGCCCCACTCACCGCAAGCCCGCGCATCGCCGTGACGATCCGTTGGGCCGAACTGACCGTTCCGCAGCGGTGGGCAGTTGCGGAGACAGCCAACGCCATGGCCGCGGGATCCCTGGATCTCGAGCGCTTGCGCGAGTTCCTCGACGGCCGAAACGAGCCGGCGACGGCGTCGGCGTGGCCGAGCGTCTCGCCGGCGCTTGCCTGCTTGCGTGACTTCCTGGGCTTGCGTGACGAGAAGGTAGACCGATGAACGAAACACTAACCGCCCATGTCCGAATCGGAAACGAGGCAATCGAGAACGAACACGACGCGCTTGAAACGCTGCGCGCCGCACTGGCGCGCATTCTCGTCGAAGGCGTGCAGAGCTGGACCCGATACAGTGCAAAAGAGGTTGACGGCAAAGTAACCGAGACTGCCAAGGAATGGACCGTGCGCGACGCGAACGGAAACACCGTTGGCGCTATTCGGCACGTTAACCACGACGGCGAGGAGGTAGCCCGATGACCGTCGCCGTTTTCGCCGCGTTCTGGGTCGGTGTGCTCGTCGTCGCCGTGTGGCCCGATGCGTCAGAGCGTGCCGAGCTTGCTAGGTGGATGCGTCACCGTGTCGCCACTATCTCGCGGGTCCGAGACGATGGTCGCCACTATGGCCACCCCTCGCACAGCCTGCCGAGATCGGCGCACGGTATCGGCACCGTGTGCCCGTTCGGCCGTCGACAGTGCAAGCTGCACGAATTCGAAGGCATGCCGCCGCGTGATGGCATCGCACGCGTGACGCCGGAAGGGCTGCCCAACGTGTGGGCCGACCTCGACACAGCAGAGCGCGAGCAGTAAACCCAGGAGGCAGCGCGCGAGCCTGCCGGCCAAAAGTCGGCAGGTTCCGCGGTGCCGCTTAGGTACTGAAACCCAACCAGAAAGAGAGTCCAATTATGGACCTGTATTGCCGAACCTGTGGCGAGCCATGGGACACCTACGAGGTGCAAACGTGCCTTGCCGAGGAACTCGAGACGACGCCCGCAAAAGCGCTTGCCCTATTCCGGCGCAAGGGTTGCGAAGCTTTCCCAGGTTCGAAGTGTGCCGAGGATGCCGCGCCGAGTTTGCGCGGCGAAGCTACTGCCGTCCTGTTTGACCTGATGCCGGATGACGCGGACGGAGTCGCCGCGATGCTCGAAGACTTCGACGCGCTAGGGATGCTGTAGCCATGACGCAAACACCTACGAAACTCGAAATCACGCGAGCGTATGCCGGCGGTGCGATGTACACCGACGCGGCACTAGATCAGGTAGACCTCGCGCACGCCACCGAGCTGTGGCGACATCACCGAGTGCGGAACGGATTCGCCGCGACGACTCCCGACCTGATTGCCGAACCCGCGAGCAACGCCAAACTGAAAAAGTCCGAGACGCCAACCTACGGGTTGAGTCTCGCGCCGCACCGCCTCGCCGGCATCGGCAACGTGTGCCCACACTCAACCCCCGAGTGCCGCCGCGTCTGCCTGGAGTCGTCTGGGCAGGGATGGCGCAGCAATGTCCAAGCCGGTCGCGCCGTTCGGACCAGTTTCCTAGCGATGTATCCGCTTGAGTGTCGCGCCATGTTGCGCGACGAACTCCGGCGAGCGTTGAAGCGTCACGGTAGGAAGTCGATCGCATGGCGTCCTAATGTCCTAAGTGATCTTCCCTGGCATGCCGAGCCTTGGGTGCAATCCCTGCCGAAGCGCTTGCGGATCTATGGCTACACCAAGCGCCCCGTATCGGCCGAGGATGCCGGCCGCGTGGACCTGACCTACAGCATTAGCGAACGACAGCCGACGTTTGCCGACGCGCTTGAGATCCTCGAAAACGGTACGCGCATCGCAGTGGTGACCGCCGCGGAACTGCCGAAGACCATCGCCGGCTATCCCGTCATCGACGGCGAGCGCACCGACGAACGATGGCGCGAGCCGGTCGGCATCGTCCGTCTCGTTCCGAAGGGTAAAGCCCTGAAGCTTGCACCCTCGCCGAATGGGTTCATCAAGCCGGCCGAATGGTTCGGGCTTGCCGCGTGATCCTCACCGCATCGACCAACGTCGACCCCGTCGTCGCGTTGATCCTGTTCGCCATAGTCGGGTCATGGTGGGCGCGTTGGTGACCTAGAACCCACACACAACCGAACCCCCTGAAACGCCCGGAGAGCGCCCCTAAGCTCTCCGGGCGTTTCGCGTGCGCCGACATACGCCGGCAACGCTCGAACGCACCACAGCCCCGCACAACGCCGCACGCTGGACTGTTCCGCATGCCGGAACCGTGCCGCATCGTGGAACGAACATACGTTCGCACGAACAGGTGTTCGCCGGCGGCGGCGGCGAAGTGACCCCGCCCAGGGGTCACTATCGCTGTACCTCTTTCGCTTTACCTCTATTGCCTTGCAGTGTGGGTGCGGTGGGGTTAGTTTGTGGGTCTTACCGGAAGGAGTGTTGTGTGAGTGTGGATGATGTGGGGCATCGGGTGATTGATGTCGTGTCGGCGCAGATGAGGGTGCCGGTTGATGAGATGATGTCGAGTAAGCACGGTCGTGGTTTGCAGGCGCGTCGGGTTGCGTATCGTGCGATGCGGGATCAGGACTTGACGTGGAATGACATCGGCCGGATTTTTGGGCGGGATCATTCGACCGTTGTTGATTCTGCGAAGAAGGCGTTGCCTGAGGAGCGTGAGTTGGCTGAGCAGATTACGAGGTCGTTGAGCGGCGACTCGTTCTTTCTGCGGTTGACGACGAACCGGTCGGGTGATGTGGAGGTGGCTGTTGTGGACCCTCTTGGGGGCCAGCGGGTTGTGCTCGAGGCTGCGCTGGCCGAGGAGTTGTTGCGGGCGGCGTTTCGTACGGAGATTCGCGTCGTCGGTTTGCAATGAGTTGGCGTGACCTTGCGGCTTGTCGGGATGTTGACACTGCGGTGTTCTTTGACCATACCGATAGGGGTGTTGAGGCTGCGAAGAAGGTTTGTGCGGGTTGTGAGGTGCGCCAGGAGTGTTTGGATGCCCGGTTGGCCGAGTTGGATCCGAACGATTTGGATTACGGCGTGTGGGGTGGGATGACGCCGGCTGAGCGAAGCCGTGAGGCGTATGAGAGGCGCAATCTCGAAAGATAGTTGCGTGTGTCATACACGGGGTGTACTGTGTGTCATACAGAAGCGACGACCAGGAGGTCACCATGGCAATGTTCATCCACACATCAAGGGCAGGGGACACGATCTTCTGCACGCTGGACGTTGAGCCGAAGACCGGCACAGCGATCTCCACGACGATGCGTATGACCCTTGAGGACGCACGTCAGCTCACAGGACAGCTTGAGAAGCACATTCTGGATCACGCCATCGAGAACGACCCTGCCGAGCAGGCTGCGTTGATGGACGAGCACTTCGAGCAGCAGCTCTACGACCATCAAATGCGTTTCGCCGACGAACCCTTCTAATGGGTTTCGTCGTTGCTGCTGCGGCCGGCATCGTTGTTGGGTTCGGTGCCGGTCGCAGCCTCTGGTACGAGCGTTGGGTGAGGGATCGTCGCGATCGTGCGGCGATTGCTCAGGCCAGACGCATCAATTCTCATTTCACACAACCAAGGAGAGTCCATGTTGGACGTACAGAAATATTGGATGGAAGATCAGATTCGTCGTCGTGACGAAGCGGGTCCGAAGCCCACTGCTTTCAATACCCCGTTCAGGGCAAGCGATGCGGGTGCCTGCGTCCGCAAAATGACGCTGAGCGCTTTCGACGCGATGGAGTCGGACGAGTTCTCGTCGCAGACGTACATGGCGTTCGAGATCGGCAACGCAGTCCACAAGTCCATTCAGGATGCGTTGGAGTGCGACGGCAACGGGTGGTACTTCGAAAGCGAGGTGCCGATTGATCTGTCTGAGGTGACGAAGAAGGTCGGGCACGGCATCGAGTCGTTCGGTCTGTCTGGTCACTGCGACGGGATCATCACGCAGAACGGCTCCGGCATCAAGACGGTGGTCGAGATCAAGACGGTGAGCGGGTACGCAGCGAAGCTGGCGTGGCCGTACATGCGAGGCGGCAAGGGCGGCAACGACGCAGGACCAAAAAGGGAGCACACGGCGCAGGCGGCCCTCTATGCGCTCGGTGTCGAAGCCGAGTCGATCATGATCGTGTACGTCGCGAAGGAAGGCGACTACCGGTCGGGCATCAAGGCCGGCGACATCATGCAGTGGGACTTCCACCTGCACGAAACGACCGACTACTGGAACGGCCAGACGCCGTACGACATCGCGATGAATCAGCTGCGTCACTTCCAGTACGCAAGCCGGTTCTATGCGAAGGGTCAGGTTGCTCCGGCGTTCGTGCCGAACGACGACGGTGAGCTGGTGCTGGTGCATGACCGTCCTGAGTACATGCAGAAGGGCGGCAAGCCCTGGAACTGTGCGTACTGCAACTACAACACGATGTGCCGCAGCCTGTCGGAGGACGAGGTGCCGGTCGAGATGATTGAGAGGTCGAAGCGTGCGGAGTCCTGAAGCCGCAGCGCACAGCTGGATGCGGTCCGTTGAGTACAACAATCACATGGAGGACGAGATCGACCGCCAGATCGAACTGATTTGGAACGACAACGACACAATCGCAGGCGCACTTGAACTGTTGACGCAGGAAGGCGTGTGCGATCACCTGCTGGACGACGTGGTCCGGCAGTTGGCAGAGAACAGGGTCGAACGTGACCTCGAGGAAAGGGCAGGAAACCAATGACCATGACGGAAGAGATGGCTCAAGACCTAGTCGATATGTTCGACGTGAACGGGCACGACGTGACGGTGCTCGACTTGCTGGATTGTCTTTGCGATGTCGGGCTGACGTTGCGAGTCGACAACGACGGCGAGGCCGGCAGGGTTTACACCGGCATGATCCAACGGCGCATCACCAACAGGAAGGCACAGCAGTGACCACGCAACTACAAGCCCTCGCGAAGAGGATCCCGAAGAGTTACATCAAGCAGAAGCCAGGAGGCTTCGCCGCTGACTATGTGTCGCACGCCGACATTCAGCAGATGCTGATCGCCAAGCTGGGCATGCCGCCGTCGCAGGAGATCACCCAGATCATCCGGTCGGCAGAGGGCCAAGCCCAAGGCGTCGTGTTGAGGATGGTGTTCAACATCGACGGGCAAACCGTCGTCATCGATGAAGTCGGAGAATGCGAACGGCCCAGTCAGAACGAGGGGCTGAACGTGAAGAACGCCGTGAGTGATGCGGTGAAGCGGTGCGCTATGCGTATCGGGCTGGGCCTCGAACTGTGGTGCCAGGAAACCTATGTGCTCGACAAGGCACTCGCCACCAAGGAGGGCGACGACAATGAATGATGGACGTGGATTCGTGATGGGCAACCTCGTACGCGACTGGGAACGCAAAGAGGTCAACGTCAAAGGCACCAACAAGATCCTGTGGAAAAACTGTGTGGCACACCAGCCGCACAAAAACGACGACACCGTGTTCGTGGAGATCACGATCTGGCCGTTCGAGCAGGACGACACGCTCGGCCGCACCGTGGCTGACACGGTCGGCAAGGGCAAGCCGGTCGCTGCGTACGGTCAAATGTCGCAGCGCGAGTACGACGGCAAGGACGGCACTCGTAAGCAGCAGTGGCAGATGAACGTGTACCGCATCGCCGGCGAGATCCGTAAGCCGTACAACCCTGGTCAGCAGTCGAGCGGCAGCGACACGGTGCAGGCGGCGTTCCCTGGGGCGACGAGCTATCCGGCAGCGGACATGGAGCCGTTCTAATGGGAAACGACGCAACCATCACCCTGCGACTCCCCAGAGACATCGTGGAACGGCTTGACCAGTTGGCTGAGGAAGACGACATCAACCGGTCGTTGCTGATCCGTCGCCTGCTGCTCACCGGCTTGGCGAAGCGAGTCTCGACGGCATGACGAAGCGGCCCATGAGGTCGCGTGAACCGTTTGCGATCGTGCCGGTGCGGCTACTCGTCGAAGTCAACAACTCCGCCCTGAGGGTGTACATCGTGTTGGCTCAAATGGCGAACGTCGACACCGGCCGGTCGTGGCCCTCGAACGACACGATCGCTGAACGCACGGGGCTGAAACGCACCGCCGTGAAGGACGGTATCCGGCAGCTGGCTGACAAGGGCTGGTTGACGAAGGTTGAGCGTCCTGGGAAGTCGTCGGTGTTTACCGTGGAACACACCACAGGGGGGTCGGCTACACGACCCCCAGGGGGTCGCTCAGGCGACCAGGAGGGGGTCGCCCAGGCGACCCCTAACTATACCAATGAACTACACCAAGAGAGTTCTGTATCTAAAAAGTGTGTGGACTGCGGCAAGCCTGCTGACATCAACCCGTTCACGGGCGAACCGAACCCTCGATGCCGGCAGTGTTACAGCACACACAAAGAACCGAAGCAAGATCCACGATTCCAAGCGGCTACATACCGTGTCTGGACGCCAGAGGAGGCCCCTGATGACTCAAGCGATGCTCGAGTTGAGGTGGCGAACATCCGTAGACGCCTCCAGAGCGTCTCTGACGGCTTCGTGGACGAAGAAGAGTAACCAGTACCCGACGGCGGCTGGCAGGCCGTCACAGGCGCTCTCAGCGCCTCTCACAGCAAAACAAGGAGCACCCATGACCACCGAAAAGGTTCTTGATGACCGGCCGCTGCGCCTCACCAACGACACGCTCGACCTGCAACCCGGCGAAAAACCGTCCGACTGGGTCAAGCGCATCAAGCGAGAGCAGAAGAAATGAGATGGCTACTACCCGCTCTACTCGCCGTCGCAGCATGCGCCCCCGACGATCCGTTGCCGTCACCGCCGACAACCTCAACCTGGCCGAGCTTCGAGCGTACGCTCGCCGCACAGGCGGTCCCGACACCTACGACCGTGCCGCCCTCATCGACCACATCCACCAGCACCACAACCACGACAACGACGACGACGGTGCCTAGCGTGTTTCGTGACGCCGTCGAGCAATGGCGACCACAAGTCACTATGGCCGTCACACACTTCGGAGGCGACCAGAACGACGTGCATAGGTTCCTTCGGATCATGCAATGCGAGTCCGGCGGCGACCCCGACGCCAAAAACCCGAACTCGAGCGCTTCTGGGTTGATGCAACATTTGACGCGCTTCTGGCCCGACCGGTCTACCCGTGCTGGTTACCCCGATGCGGACGTGTTTGACCCCAACGCCAACATCTGGGTATCGGCGTGGCTTGCGCTTGCTGCTCCCGAGGGCGGCTGGCAACATTGGGTATGCCGATGAGCGACGAAAAACTCGACTACATCGTGGGAACGACCTCGATGAAAAACCTTGTCAGAAGCTGGGAAGACACCTACGCCAACCGGCAAGCCGACGCGCAGTGGAAAGATTGCCACGACAATTGCCTGCTCGCTGCACCTGCCGTTGACAGGACAGCCAGCGAAATGTGGCAAGACGGACTGTTTGTATACGCAACTTTCCACGACGAGACGTGCCCGAACCGTGGTTGGCGATTGGTAATCAACGAACAAGGAGGCAAACGGGTCAAAGGCGGCGACGCATCATTGCAAAAAGCCGAAGAACTTGGCTTTTTCAAGCAGGACAACGAATGAGGATCGGATCGCTCTGCACCGGCATCGCCGGCCTAGAACTCGGACTGCAATACGCAGGCATCGAAACCAAGCCCGTGTTCGTATCCGACATCGACCCCGGCGCATGCGACTGGCTCGACCAAACCATGCCGCACACCCCGAATCTCGGCGACTTCACTCAGCTTGATGAGCTTCCCGAGTGCGACATACTCACCGCAGGGTTCCCCTGCCAACCCGTATCACAAGCAGGACTACGCAAAGGAATCAACGATGACCGGTGGCTCTTCGATGACATCTGCCGACTTGTTAGCCGAATGGACTCACGACCCGTCCTCTTCCTCGAAAACGTCCCCGGCATCCTCACTGCAAACAGTGGGGACGCTATGGGCAGAGTCGTTCACGGACTGGCCGACATCGGGTACTACATCACCTGGGGGACTCTTCCAGCATCCGCCGTTGGAGCACCCCATCGCCGCAACCGATGGTGGGGACTTGCCTACCCTTCCGACTCCGTTGTCGCACGACCACAAAAACAACGCGTCACCGTCCCGATTGAACCGCAACACTCCGGGGCTGGGAGCGATCGCCATGCTACTACCGACGCCTCTGGCTCGGGACACACCGAAGGCTGGGAGGCGAGCGACCAGGACCAGCTCGGACGCTCTGCCAGACGTGGTGGAGGATCTGCTGCCGACACCGAACGCATCCGAAACCGGAGCGGTCAGGGATCTCTCAAAGAGGACGGGACATCACTTCGAGTTGTCGGACGCGGTACAACTGCTGCCGACCCCGTTGGCGAGAGACGGCAAGGACGGCAAGCCAAACCCGAACATTCCGACGAACAGCTTTCTTGGGAGAGAGATATGGGAACTCGTTTCGGACGATGGGCACCAGCAGTCGCCCGATGGGAACACATCCTCGGACGATCAGCCCCAGACCCGCACATCGAGCAACGACTAAACCCCGCCTTCGTTGAATGGATGATGGGCTACCCCGAAGGATGGGTAACCGACACGCTGACTCGACGCACCCACTCGCTCAAAGCACTCGGCAACGCCGTCGTTCCCCAATGCGCTGCGGAAGCATTCCTGCAACTCTCCACGCGCTAACCTGCGCCAATGAGATTCTTCGGACGCGAAAAGTTCGCAGGCAACGACGACTTCCTCGGACTGTTCGTCATCGGCTGGGACGTAACCGGACGCCGGCCGATCGCAGCGATCACCGACGAACCCTGGGAACGCCTAACGATCCGTCAAGAATCCGAAGTGTTCAAACTTCTTGCCGAGCTGGCTCTGGACGTTGCGCCGTTTACGTTGCCGGACAACATGGAAGAGTTTCTCGAGGAGTAGTGGAGGCGGCGGGAATCGAACCCGCGTAACCCGCACCTGCATTGGCCGGTGCAGCGAACCCAACTGCTCGCCCCCTGGGTATTAGGAGAGGAAGGCCCCCCTGCGAAGGACAGGGGGGCCTTTTGGATTGCGGGTGTTTCAAAGGGAAAAGCTAGAAAACCCGTCGTAGGATCTCCCTACGCACCATGCCCGCAATAAACCTCGGGAATGAATTTCGACGCTCACCCCGAGGCTTTACTTCTTCTTGGCTTCCTTACGGATCTTACCAAGCAGAATAGCCATATGCGGCGACTCGTACACGCCGGTCATGCGGCCCTTAGCGATCACTTCTCGCCAGTGGTTAGGCGAGTCGATGACGGCGGTGCCTTCGCCTGGGATACCGACTCGGTATTCGTCGGTGTTGCTGTCGTAGGTCAGAAACATTCCTGAATCCTCTGGTAGGGGGCCGTCAACCCAGCCCGAACTTGTAAGAGCCTGAAGATGCCACCACTCGCTGCGGACAGTCTGCTTCAAACCCCATTTAGCGAGGTACGGCTTGACCGCACGGTCAGCCATCGCCCGAGTCACACCGACCGGACGTTTCAAGTCTACAGCGTGCCCGTACCCGTCTGCCTGCTCCATGTGCCACGACCCTCGAGGCTTCCACGCATACGGAAAACTCTTGCCGGTACGCAAGATCCGGTCAGGGTTCGCTGCCAGGTTGCCACGACCAGCCTTGTACCGGTCGTACAACGCCTTCTGCTTGGAGTACAGCCGCACGGCAGGGTACGTCCCGTAACGGCGCAACGCCGGCTCCGACAACAGCCCCCTGATACGGAACTCCAGAATCGGATGAACCCCACGCAGGTTGGCGTCGAGCGACATCAGTCGTTCAGGTCAGCATCGGTCGCCACATCAAGGTTGACCATGCTCGGGTTAGCGCCGCCGATCGGACCCTTGATCGCAGCATACGACTTGACGATGGACAGCAGACCGGCAATGGCCGAAGCCTTCAGCGAGTCGCCCAGACCAACGTCAAGCATGCCAGCACCATCAGTACCGACGAGAGCAATAAGAGTCTGACAAAAAGCAGATACAGCACGCTCAGC